GGCATCAGAAATAGGCTTGATTATAGTGATTATCGGTTAGATGAGACAATAAAGGGGAGGTAATTATGGCGGTATTAAACGATTATAAGTGCGCTGAACATGGCTTTTTTGAGGGTTTTGAGCCTGTTTGCCCTGATGGATGCACCGAAAACGTCCATGTTGTGTTTCTCCAGCCCGTTGGCTTGAAGTCAGACACGACAAAACACAACGATAAGACAATCAATCAGCTTGCGCTGGACTTCAATATGACAAATATCAAGTCGGCAAGAGAGGGTGATAACCAGTCCGGCTTCTATACCCGCAACAACAAGCCAGCCCCCAAAGATATGCCACAGCCGCCCCGTGAATCACGGCCTGGCGATGCAGTTATGTGGGGAAATGCTGGCGGTAAATTCAATATGGATACCTTGCTAAAAGGAAATGCGTTTAGATCAGTTGCGGGAGAGAGCGTAGGTGTGTCACCATCCAGTTTGGGGAACTTGACAACGCCTAAGACTGCGAGTTATATGCCTGACCATGAGAACCTTCAGGTGAGAAAATAATGAGAATCCCAACTAATCCCCTTCAGCGGGAAACTTTTTATCTCGACCTCATAGAGAAATGCTTGGTATCCCGTGAGGAGCGCAAAGCTGACTACGCTGCCCTGCGTTCTTATTTTCTTTTTGGCGCTGCCCCTGAAGAACCGCCAGCTATCTTCAATAAAATCTATCCGCATATCGACCAACTGAGTAGCTTTCTCTACTCTGCGGAGACAACAAGATTTTCACTAGATTTAGGCGCGTCGGTTTCTCCACTTGAATTAACAAAAGCGCCTTCAATGGCGCACAAGCTCAATGATGAGTGGCTGAACTCAAACACCGACCAAGTTTTTTCAAACGCTTTGAACTGGTCGCTCTGCTACAACACCACGTTTATTAAGCTGGTTGTTAAAAATGGCATCCATCCGTACTTGGTTGATCCTGGTGCTGTTGGCGTGTTGCGTGAAGATGTACCGTACACAGATCGCCAAGAAGCGATTGTTCACAGCTACTACATTACGAAGTCAGAACTCTATGCACGTTTGTGGTCACACCCAAAACGTCAGTCTATTGTTGATCGCGTAACGGCTTCCTTCCACGAACAGACTACAGATATTCCAGAAGGTATTGACCGTATCATCATGTCGCAGACAAACCCGAACTTGATGGGTACAGTCAACTTGGACTTGTCTGGTATGAACCGCTACAAAGCGCGAGTGGCAGAAGACACTGTAGAGATGCACGAACTCTGGGTGTGGAACGACGAAACCCAAGACTATCAGTGCGTAACCATTGCTGATCCTGACGTTGTGATCTATGACCGCCCAGGCGAGTCGATGTTCTTGAAGGGTGAGCAGCCGCTTATCCAGCTTTGCCCAAATCCTCAGTACGATTATTTCTGGGGGCAGTCAGAAGTTCAGCGATTGGTATTCTTGCAAGCCCTGCGCAACAAGCGCATGACTGAAATTCTTGACCTACTGTCTAAACAAGTCTCGCCGCCTACGGCATTGATGGGCTTTACAGGGATTTTGGATGAAAAGAATTTTGCCCTTAATCGTGCTGGCGGTCTTCTTGCTACTGATATGCCAAGTGCAAAGGTCGAAAAACTTGCACCTAATATTCCCAACGATCTTTTTGAAGTCATCCGAGAAGTCGATGTGATGTTTGCAGAAGCCTCCGGCATTACGCCAGTCTTAGCTGGTCGCGGAGAGTCCGGCGTTCGCAGCCAATCCCATGCTTCTAGCTTGGCTCGACTGGGTTCCTCTCGCGCTAAGAAACGTGCGCTGATTATTGAGGACGCTCTGGAGAAAGTGGCAACGCTTTACATGAAGCTCATCCAGAAGTACGACACAACAAAGCTACTGGATTCTGAAGGCAATGTGTTTATCCCAGCCCAGTTTACGGGCGATTATGTTGTCAAAGTGGACGCACATTCCAACAGCCCGATCTTCACAGAAGACCTGCGTCAACTGGCATTTAGCCTGTTTAATGCCCAAGCTATTGACCGTGAGTCGCTGCTTGACCTGCTTGAGCCACCCATGAAACAATTACTGAAAGAGAAACTGAAGGTAATGGAAGAAAAGCAGCAAGCTATGGCAATGGCGCAGCCGCCAGCGCAGGGCGGTAAACCGCAAGAGCCACCACCGCAAATTCAGGAGGCAGCATGAACAATCCGAACGTAATGACCCCCAAAGCAGACCAGCCGCGAGTCTCAACGGAAAGTTTGCGCCAGGGTGAGCAGCCAGCAAGTTTGCAATATCGAGTAAGTTCTTTCCGTACTTACACCCCGCGAACTGAGAACCGCAGTTCGTCCACCCGCTTTGTGCGATAAGGAGTTGCAAAATGGATAAGAAAATGAAACGTGGAAGAAAGTGCCGCCGATAGCTTGACAAAAGCTATCAATTTGGTTATTTCTATTGCAAATTTTTATTGAGGTTGATATGGGCGTTCCTTCCGACCAGTTGATGAAGCTGATGGAGAGTCAGCAAAAGAAAAAACCTAAGGTTGAGGTTGAGGTAAAAACCGACGGTGAGGAAGAAGCTGATGATGAAGCGGAGGGCATGAGTGGCGCTGATACGCCGCCTATGTCTTCTCCCATGTCTACCCCTGAACCTGCGATGGGTTCTAAAGAAGGCGCAATGGTCAATATCAGCTTGGCAGTAGATCTGATTAAACGGTCACTTCCTGGCATTGGCGCGGATTCTGAAGAAGGCCGCAAAGCACTGACTGCTATCAAAACCCTTATGTCTGTTGTTGGAGAGCGCAAAGACAGCGCAGAAGAACTCAAGCAATCAGAAATCTTGCAAATGTTACAATCGCTTCCGCAAGCTGGTGGTCAATCGCCAGAGGGCAAGGCGATGGCAGCCGCGCCAGCGATTCCTGGCATGATGTAATTTTTAAGGAGAATATCTTGGATCTGTTTAAGCCTCGCGGCGCTGCCGCACCCCGTAATCCTACGGACAACAACCAGCAGAATGGTCAGATTGTGAACACTCCCCGCTTTGCGACATTGGGTGGTCTGAGCAACGCAGCCAAAGCTGGCGCAAAGAACAAAATGATGGTTGAGAAACCAGGCGGCAAGCGCATTATCTGATGCGCTTTTTTATTATTAGTAGGGGATAACTATGTCACTTGAAGATCTGAGTTTAGAAGCGCGTGATGAGCTTGCAGCTTTAGCGCGTCAGCTTGCGGAGAATCCAAATACCCGTAAAGACTTTCTACGTCTAACGAAGAAAGCCAAACCGGATATGCCGATTCCAGAGCTTGAGATTGAAGATGCGACAAATGCCGTTGTGCAAAAAGCCAATGAGCGTGTCGAGCGTCTTGAGGCTCAACTGCGTGAGCGCGATGCGATTGAAGAACTAACCAAGCGTCGTAACAAACTTCGCGCTAAAGGCTTGGCTTCAAGCGATGAAGACATTGAACAGATTGAGAAGGTTATGCTAGACAAAGGCATTACCAACCATGAAGCTGCGGCTGAATATTGGGATTGGATGAAGCAGTCCGCTGCCCCAACTCCCACGGGCTACAATCCATCTGCAATCAAGGGCTTTAACCTTGACCAGTTCTGGAAAAACCCTGTACAGGGCGCTCGTAACGAAGCTGCTGCTGCATTGCACGAACTTAGGCGCAATCCGAAACCAATCGGGTTGTAATGTAAACAGGGGATATTTTTAGAATCGGAGATAAATCATGCCTATTGGCGGTGGTATTCTTCCGGCATCGGGTTCGACACAATTTACCGAACTGACTTACGTCACTCGGCGTGCCTTTATCCCGAAGCTGGTAGTTCAACTCTATAACTCGACTCCGCTTATGGCGGCACTGATTGCTAACAGTCAGCAAGCCTCTGGCGGTGTTTCTTCCGTAACCGTTCCTGTTCAGGGTTCGCAGTTTGTGAACGCTCAATGGTCTGACTACAGCGGCTCGTTCGCTCAACCGTCAGTCCAGCAAGGCGCTTATAACGCTGAGTTCAACCTGAAGCTGATGATTGCTCCAGTGCCGTTCCTCGGTATGGAAGGTGCAGTTCAGCAAGACGCTGCCGTTATTCCTCTGATCGAAGCTCGCATGAACGATGCGACTAACGTGATGATGGATGCGATGGCAACCTCGCTGTACAACAACACCACGAACAATCAGCAGTTCATTGGTCTTCCTGCTGCTGTTGCCGATTCTGGCACTTACGGCAACATTGACCGTGGCACTTACACTTGGTGGAAGTCGAAGCAGTACGCTGCTGGCTCCGTCAACCCAACTCGTCAAAACATTCTCCAGTACATTTCCGGTACTGTAAAGAATGGCGCTGAAGTTCCTTCATTTGGCGTTTGCGGTTTTGGTACTTGGACTTTGCTGGCTCAAGACTACGTTGGTCAAGAGCAATACGTTATCACTCCTGGCTCCGGCTTTGACAGTGATGCGAACGGCGCTCAAGCTGCCTTCCGCGCTTTGATGGTTGCTGGCGTTCCTATTTATCCTGATCCATATTGCCCAGAAGGTACTGTGTACTTCCTGAACACCAACTATCTCTCGCTCTATATCCATGAGCAGGGTTCGTTTGTGTTTACGGGCTTTGAATCGACGCTTCCGAACTGGCAGATTGGCTACGTTGGCGCAGTGCTGACGATTGCTGAATTGGTCAATACGAAGCCTAAGTCGATGACAAAGGTGACGGGCTACAACTCTTTGACTCTGTAAGGGAGAAATAGTCATGTCAAATAAAATCCTAGTCGCTGGTGCGCCAACTGATTCCCCAGGCGCATTTTTCCAGGCTTATGCTGCTGGCAATGCAACCGTCACCGTTCCGGCTGGCGATTACTACATTACGCCGACTGCAAACGTCACCATTGAACTGAATACCAATACCAGTGGCAATATCAGCAATGCAGTTTGGGCTGTTGTTGTGGCAAATAACACTGGTGGTTATTTCATAGCTGATGGCGTAAACATTCGTGCTAATGTTTTGGCTGGCACTCCGACAATCACTCTGTTCCAAGTGAACGGTGGTGAGGCTGTGTCTGAGACTTACGCCTAAGGAGACAGCATGAATGCTAACCGTGTAGGTGCGTTGTTACCCAACAGTTTTGGCAACTTTGCTATTGGTCAAGCAGTCGGCGTATCTGTCGCTGCCACTGGTAACGCAGTTGCTCAAATTCCTGTTGTGGGTGGAACCGCATACATTGTTCGCAAGATTCTTGTCGCTAATGCAAATAAAAGCATTGCTACCGGCAACGTGACGATCCTTACCTCTAACGATGGTAATGCGTCCAACGCTGTTAGCAATGCTACTCTTTTGTCTTCCGTAACTAGCAACGCTACTTTCCAAGATGTTACTTTGGCTACTAGCACTGCTACTACGGTTTATTCTGCTGGTTCGTTCTACGTTAAGGTGAACACAGCAGTTAGCGGCGGCACTTGCGACATTACCGTATTCGGTGACTTTGTAACCCCATGACAACTATTTATGTGACCAACAAGACCGATAAGGTTCTTGTCGATGAATATGCCTTTAAGCAGTATAAGTTTCCAGTAAACATTACTGTTGAAGTTCCTATTGAAGTTGCGCGTCACATATTTGGTTATGGCTCTGATAATAAAGAGTCGATAGTAGCTAGGCTGGGATTTGCAAAAACTTTGAACGATATGCCAGATGGTTTACTTCATTTGGAGAAGTTTATTGTGAGCGAGGAGAAGCCTAAACAGGATCGGTCTTTATCCCCGCCGATTGACATAGTACCCCCTCCCGTTCCGCAAGGTCGGGTGGGGAGAATTGTCCAAAAAGCAGCTTAACTATGGGAATTAAATGGCAACGCTTTCTAGCTACATCACAGAGGTTCGCAGACTTCTGCACGATGCAAACGGGAATTTTTATTCCGACTCCGAATTAACGGATTACATCAATTCGGCTAGACAGCGCGTTGTCCGCGATACTGGTTGCCTTCGCACCATTCAGATTACCCAAACTCCGCTTGCCCCTGTAGCTTCTGCTACCCAACCTGTTGCTTGGGCTGCAAATACAGCGGTAACTTTGAACGAATACATCTTCTCCAATATTTTTATTTACCAGGTCACAACGGCTGGTACGACAGGAGATGATCCACCTAGCTATCCTGCGTATGGCGGCCTATACCCGCCCAGCACTCCATTTGCTAATGGCACAGCGCAGTTTACCTATGTGGGTAATGTCGAGAACATGAACTATGTCGCGTTGCCAGAAGGCTTAAATACGCTTGACGTTCTTAATATCAATCTTTACTGGGGGAATAGCCGTGTTCCGCTGCAATATTTGCCGTGGACACAATTTAACGCGCAGTTGCGTTATTGGCAAAACTATATTGGCCGCCCCGTAGCGTTTTCTATTTTTGGTCAATCAAAAATCTATTTGTCTCCTGTGCCGGATCAAATTTATACGGTAGAGATAGACACGGTGGTATTGCCGCCTGACCTTGTAAATGCTGCTACGGTGGATACGATTATTGATCCATACACTAACCCTGTTGCTTTCTATGCGGCTTATAAGGCCAAGTACAAAGAACAGAGTTATGGTGAAGCTGAGATATACAAACAGGAATATGTGAAACAAGTCCAGGCTGTTTTGTCGAGCGTGATGACTCGCAGACTGCCAGACCCTTATAGCACTCCCTTCTAATCATGGCGGCGGCTGAACAAAAGAAGTCGTATCAAGTCGTTAAGCAATTTCGTGGCGTAAACACGAAAGCTAACCGCACTGCCATCGACGAGAACGAATTTGCATGGCTAGAAA